CCGACCATCAGATCAGGGTAGGCGAAGGTCTTCGTCTGAGATAAAACAAATCATGCAGGCCCAAAAGCCTGCATGTTTTATTTCTGAGCGGAATACGGGAATCGAACCCGCCTCCCAGGCTTGGGAAAATTAAACATTATCTGAGTAGGACTGATTTTCAGTCACTTACCGAGTGGTCTGATGCTTGCTGTGCTATTTGCTGACTATTCAAATTATATTCTTAGTCAAACCTTACATAAGATGGTTCTTTCTCTCTATTTTCATCATAGTAGCCATCCTTTATTTCTTCTGCCATAGTACCAAGAGAAGCTTGGCGAGCATCGTCTATAAGTCTTTTTGCTATACTGTCAAGGCCATCATCGTGCGCATCTCTCGCATTAAGAAGCATTGCATAAACATGGGCATAATATTCTCTAAAATCGTAGGAATAATTACCTTTTGCATAGGTATAAGCCCATTTAATTAGATCTTCTAAATTGCTTTCTTTTTGCACAATAGCATTTGCAAAATCTTTTGTAAATTCTACTTCTTTATCTGTCATATTTCTATTTGTTTAAGTCAATAATCCTTTTGAGTACATCGGCAAGTTCAATACTAAGAGCAATGCGTTTCTGTTCAATTTCAGATACATTGCGGGTGTCTTGCTGCTGTTTTTTGCCCAAAACAATGTAATACAAGTCTGCGTCTGGAAAGTTCTCAATGAACCTTGCCAGCCTATCCGAACCTATCTCACCTCCAGCGGATAAGAATCCGTTGGAATAGCCGCATTGTGTTTCTACGGACTTCACAGCGAGTTGATGCTCAGAGATATATTCCCTGATCCTCGACTTTGCTGTTGGTGAATTTTCTATTTTCTTACTCATAACACTTGTTTTTTATTGTTAAAATTAGAAAATAAACCAATTAAATCTTGGTTATAATAGAAAAAACACCTATCTTTGCAGCGTTGTTTATCCCAAAACAACAAAACAAATCAAGGTCGGAGGCGAATTTAACCCGCCTCGTAGCACATTTCACACCGCAAAGATAGGGAAATTTTCTAATCCGACCAAATTTTTAATAGAAAATATACAAACAATAGATGAAAATTAACGTAAATGACATCAAGAACATCAAAGTTGGCAAGCCTTTGATCGCTGCTTTGGGAAGCAGACTTGAGTGTAATACTTGCCGTAATCTCGTGTCCTACGTCAATAATACTTATCCTGTTGATGGTCATAGGTATAGTGTGCACGTCACAAAAGAGAATGTTGTGCAGATAAGTCTTATTCCGTCATGAATACAGCGAAGGTTGACACAACAAAGCTCTGGCTTTCAAGCCGTGAAGCTGCAAAGTACCTCGGAGTCAGTAAAGACTGGTTCGATAAAAGACGCGAGGATGGTACTCTGCATTATTCCAAGGTCGGGAACACCATCTTCTACATCAAGAAGGAAGTTGATGACCTGATCAGGAATAATGCTGTCTCTGGGAAACAAATATTCAGAAAAGTAATTTGACATAACGCATAATAAAGTACATCATAGGCTTTACAGAACGTCGTGAGACATTCGCCTCAACTCAGATTAACAAAGCAATAGTTTCATAGGCTTGCAATGCCCGCTGTGACAGTTCGCATTGCTTTTTTCAAAAGGATGAATAGCTCAGTTGGTAGAGCGTCGGTCTCCAAAACCGAAGGTCGTAGGTCCGAGTCCTGCTTCATCTGCAAGCCAATTTTTCAGCAGTGCCGATGATGTCTGTGTGGCGAACAGAAGGAGGCCGGGATTTGCTACGTGGCTAACAGTCGCATGGCTTTTGAGGATTCGATGTTTGAAGATGCTTTTATCCTCGCGATGATGACGGCCACGTTTGTTCTTTGACTTATTGACACAACAAGGATAAAGAAGTTAGGATGATATAGATTCATCAAGTAATTAATCAATATTAGCCCCTGAAAAGGCAGGGGTGGGGTGAAAGTCCCTACGAACGAGTTATACCGAATTGCAAAATGCCTCCGTCGGGAGGCATACCTCAGAATAGCTCAGTGGTAGAGCGTCGGCAACAATAGCTGTTGTATTTGCCATAATTGATACTATATAGCCGAAGGCCGGGGGTCCGAATCCCTCTTCTGAGACAAAAACCAAAAGAATATGCAGATAGATGTATCGAAGACTAATTGGGATTCTATGATGTCTCTCATAGATAAGGCCGTGACGATCATTCAGCAGGGTAATCCGACAAATAAGGAATACAATGTTGCTCGTCAGCTCAGACAAACGAAGAAAAGTATCATCCGTAAACTCGAAAAGCAAAATGGCAGAACGGAAAAAAGCTGAGATATGTTTCTGTCATGACTGCTTTCGCGCTAAGATGCTTCAATATGAGTTTGATCCAGTTCTTGCGGAATGTGATGACGGAACAAGAAACGTTGCTTCGTGGCCAGTGATGTGTGCCAGGCATTTAGATATTCCTCCCAAAACGATTCGGTGCATCGAGAATCTACCAAAGAAGATAGGAATTTAAAGTTTAATCACTTTTTGATATGTTACTACCGAAGATGACTCACTCCGAAGAACGGACGGAGATTCTGAAAGACCTTCCAAACGTTGAACGTTGGAACGAACACCGTGAAAGGGATTTCAGACGATTATCCTTCAAGATGAAGGATTTTCCAAAGTACGTGTTTGCGGAGTATGTATCTCCGCGAAAGAACAAATGGCTCGTCAGCACGAGGATAATAGGGAAAGACCTGTTTGCATCTACTTATGGTGTCTTACAGGTACTTAATGGCCTTGTACTGCATCAGGTCTTCTGTGGCTATAAAGAAAATAATTTCTCGACGATCTGCACATTTATTCCGCATTTCTTCGACAGATATAGGGAATATAATAAACTCAATCTTAAAGGAATCCCGCTGATTAAGCAACTTCTGAAAGATGATTGCTCTTTCAATGTTGACAGGACACAGGAGATTTCTGGGAGAAAGGAATTGGATAAAGACTACAACATACATTGTTGTATGCAGAATGGTGTCGGACTTGGTTACGAAATAGGGCGAAAGCACTATCTGATAAAGACCTTTATCACTTATGATATGTCGAGGGGAAGGCAGAAAAAAATATTTGAAGCAACCCGCGATGACTTCACAAGAAAGTTGGATCAGAGGGCTTCTATTTCTGTGCCGAGACTTGGCCAGCCTATCCCTATCCTTCTATCAGAAAATGACATTAAAAAAGCCATTCGTAAGTTTGGCAAAACATAGTATTCACATTTTAATAACAACAGCTTATGCAGAAAGTATTAGGCCAGGACATCAAAGACTTGGAAGAGAGGAAGAATTTTCTTATCGACAATGCTGATGGTGTCGAAGAAATGGACTACCACAAGTCCTATGAGTCTGAGGAACTTGAGCAAATGAAGACGGAGTTTGCGAACAAACATATCCGTATTGCTGCGCTCGAAGATCAGATTGCTGATTTCAAGGAGGAAATCAACAAGGAACTCAAGCCTCTCAAGGAGGAAGTCAAGAACTTACGTGAAGACCTCAAGTCGAAGGGTCGCACCGTTCACGAGAAAGTCTATCGTTTTCTTGATGAAGAGGAACGAATGGTTGGCTTCTACAACTCCGAGGGCGTGCTTATCTCTTCACGTCCCGCACGTCGTGACGAACTACAGAAGACTATTCAGGCAGAACTTCGTGTCGCTGCCAATCACTAACATCTTAATTTATTTGTAACATGGATCCAGAGAAACTTAACATTTTTTTCCCAGAAGGGAAAGACAAGGCAGAGTTAGTTATCCGTCAGGTGAATGACGAAGTGAAGAAAGAACTTCCAATTCTTGAGCCTGACAAAGTATCAATCAGTGGTAACATCACGGCCATCTTCGATTTCCTTGAGAAGCGTTGGATTGCGGAAGACCATCAGATCGACCACTGCCGTACTCACATTCTTGTTGACCGTGACAATCTCAAGATGACTCTTGTTGTCAATGAAACTGACTCACGCAACAAGAAGACGGTGATAGGCACCATCCAACTTTCTCGTCAGTACATCGCTTTTGGTGTTAATAAGAAGTTGTGGGAGTCAACTGACCTCGGTAACTTCTTCCGCATCAACCGTTCTTACTTCGAGAAGAAGGAAACCAACATGTCTCTTGTCAATCTGCTCAAGCGTTTCACAGCCAAGGTAAATACAGAGGTTGAGCGAGAAGAGAAGGATAACGGCTCTGTTACAGATGTATATCGTAAGGTTGTCGATTCCAATCTTCCAGAGTCTTTCGCTGTTAGGATTCCTATTTTCAAAGGTTCTCAGCCGGAAGTGTTCACTATTGAGATCATCGCTCATGTCGAAGGAAGACATGCCGTGCTCGAACTGATTTCTCCTGATGCAGAGGCAATCGTTGAAGATGTCCGTGACAAGCTGATTGACGAAGAGATTGCAAAGATCCGTGAGCTGGCTCCTGAGATTCCAATCATCGAGGTTTAACTATCAGAGCAGGGGCTTCGGCCCTTGCTTTTTCTTATGAAAGAAGGTCAGTATTATTATCGTCCTCATCGCAGGATGTGGGGAGTCTGGATAAACCACAACCACCCGAATGGTGTTTCCACAGGAGAATTTGTTGAAGACTTCCCGACAAAAGGTGATGCTATCCGTTTTGTCTATGAGAAAAACGGTTGGGACTTAAAAAATTCAGTTATAACAAATTAAAAAATCAGTACAATGAAAGAAGAAAGAAAGAGTGCGATAACTCCGCACATTGAAAATTTAATGAACGAGTTGACTCCTATCGTAGAACAGAGTGGGGGGGGGTAAAATCGGTGTTGTAGTTTTCGCTTTCGATGAAGGTGAGAAAGAAGAAGACGGCGTAATGTGCCAGGCGATGCTTCTTGGTAACAAAGGGGTTATGATCCGTGGAATAGCAAAAACGATGGATAAAAACGATGACGTAAAAGATGTCATCGAAGAATCGAACAGATTCCACAAGTTCATGAAGAATCCGCTTGCCGGACTTCTTGGTATGATTGACAAATTAGATAAATAACAAGTGCCCCTCCGGGGGCCCTTTAATCCTATTATAATTATAAATGAATAACATCTTAGAAACACTAAAAACTGCTCCACATGAGCAGATTCCAGACCTCGCACACGATAAGTTTGTAGAGGTTTATTCACAGAAGTTTGGCAGTCAGAATGCCGAGGTGTTCTTTGAGGAGCAGAAGAATCTCTTCATAGCCGAAATGGCAAGCGGTTCCTATAAGGACTTCCTCAAACAAGCCGATGGCGCATCTATCTATTTCGCTTTCCTGTTCCTTGCCATCAACGGACTTTCCATTGAGAAAGGTTCAACCACTACTTGCTATCTTGAATGCAAGCGAGTGAAGGTTGGTGAGAGGCAAGGATCGGACGGCAAAAACTATCCTGTCTATCAGCCCAATGCCGTGATTTCTGTCACAGGATATGGTGAGATTATTCTTCGCCAGAGAGCAGGACAGATCACATCTGTTGACTCTCCAAAGGTTGTGTATGACTGCGACACCCTCCGCTTTGGTGAGCGTGAGGGTAAGTCTTTCCTCGAATACGAGAAGTGTATTCCGCGCCCCAAAGGCTCTAAGGTCATTGCCTGCTATATCCGCATCGTCAAGAAAGACGGAACGATTGACTATTTTGTCCTTGACACAGACGAAATTCTCCGTCTCAAACAATATTCTGGCCGTGCCAATAAGTATTGGGACGATCAAAGACATCAGTACATTGAACGACCAAACGCCCTCTATGGCAAGGAAGAAGACTGCTCTGATATAGACACTGGCTTCTTGAAGTCGAAGACTGTTAAGCACGCTTTCAAAGGCTACCCGAAACTTAGCATCGGTGCTGGTGGTGCGCTTGAGGCTGACAAAGATATTGAGCAGACTCCGGCACCTGAGATTCAGGGCGGCGACACTCCTGTTGATGGAGTCAAGGCACAGACAGACGATAACGATCCATTCAATCAGTAAATCATGGCAGAAAATCAGTTACAGACAATCGTAAAGCAGTCTGCGGAAGTCACAAAGAATGTGGCTTCCATCAAGACTGACATCACCAACGCAATTCAAGAGAACAACACTTCCCTGCAGAATTGTATCAAGGCTGGCGAAGGACTACTTGCTCAGTCTGGTGAAATGACCGACGAACTCGATGCTCAGATTGCTTCCTTCATCAAGAAGGCATCTGCTACGAAGAAGGCAATGACTGAGCGACGCAAGGGAGTTACGCAGGTCTTCGACATGGTAAAGACAGGCTTCACAAAAATGGAGAATCTTCTTGATCCAAAGTCAGAAGAGAGTGTAGTCTATAAGTTACAGAAGAAGCGCGACGAATATGCCGCTTACAAACTTGAGCAGCAACGTAAGGAAGAAGAAGAGCGTAAGCGTATGGCTCGTATCGAAGCTGCCAAGACTCAACTCCACGACGATGTTATCTCCGTCTGCAATCAGATTATCACGGAGAAGACATCGCAGGCTCTCGACCAACTCAATGACAAGTTCCGGCTTCTGACTCTCGATAATGCCAAAGTCGTAAAGAAGGAAATCGCAGACTTCCCGACTGAGATCAAACTTGGCCAGTTCCTCGCAGAGCGAAAGCCGTCATACTCTCAGGAGGTTGCAGAGGATGATGCACGTCAGATTATGAATGCTGCATACAAGGAATGTCACGATGCACTTGTGAAATCCTACACGGATTCAGTCGCACAGACAAAGCAGGATATTCTTGACACCTTCGACTCGAAGATTGCAGAACTCCAGGAGCAGAAACGTCTCGAAGACGAACGCAAGGAGGCTGAGCGTAAGGCCAAAGAAGCCAAGGATGCGGCAGAGAAAGCCGAGGCAGAGGCCAAGGCCAAGGCTGCTGAAGAGGAAAAGAAAAAGCGTGAAGCCGAACTGAAAGCCGCCGAAGAAGCCGCTGAAAAGGAACGTCAGGCCAAGGCCCTTGAAGAGCAGAAGAAGCGTGAAGAGGAAGAGCGTCTGCGTAAGGCACAGGCCCAAACTCAATCACTCTTCGACCAGACACCTACGGTTTCCGCACCTGTCAAGGCAAAGGTTTCTCACCACATAGAGATTGATAATCCCAAAGGCTACATTGCTGTCATTCAGATGTGGTGGACGCATGAGGGTTCCAATATGTCTCTCGAAGATCTGGCGAAGAAACTTGGCTTTATGGTCAAAGCTTGCGAGAAGTTGAAGAATAAGGAAGACGTTTCGGTTACTGATCCAAACGTCCACTATGTCGAAGACATTGTAGCAAAATAGTATGGATGCGTATTACTCTCGAAGTGAGGTCTCTAACTCAGACCTCACTTCCCTCAAACTCCAGTTGCATCCTCAGTTGGATTTCGTCAAGCCGAAAGACAAGAAGAAAGCGTTTCATCTTGGCACCCTCGTTGATGGACTTGTTACAGAGCCAAAGAACTGCAATCACTTCCGTTATACCGTCGGTGACGAACAGTACACCAAAGACGAATGGGAGTGGGGAAAGAAGCAACTCGACAAACTGCGCAAGGCTTCTGCCAAGGATCCTTTCTTGGCTTATGTCCTGGCAAATGCCGTTGGTCAGAAAGTCTTCGTCAATCCATGTCAGCACTTTGACTTGGGCTGTTACAGTTTCTCTTTGGCTACACGTTGCAAGTTCGACTGGCATCTGGGATTGTTTGGTGGCGACCTCAAGACGGTCACTGCATCTACACAGGACCAGTTTGAGGCTGCTGTGGATTTCTTCGATTGGGATAGGAGCCGGGCCTTCTACATGGATCTGACACATTCCATTGATCCACGATTTGGTAATCAGGATTTCATCTATGGAGTCTCGAAGACGGCCAACAAAGTCTTCTATAAAAAGATTGTCCGAGGCGATGAAACATATCTCCGAGGAAAAGAGAAATACGAAGAGTTGGCCTTTAAATATTGGCTATTCACATAATCATCATAACATGGAAATAATTGATATAATCAAAGATTGTACTATTGCCAATGGCAATATCATCAAGTTACCTGATGTGCAGCTTGATCGTGCCGACTATCTCAAAGTCAAGAAACTGATGGAAAGCAACGGTGGAAAATGGAAGGGCGGCAAATGCCAGGGGTTTCTTTTCAACACCACAGATGTAACACCAATCCTTATACGTCTGCAAGGTGGCGATCTGTCAGACCGCAAGAAGAAATTTCAATTCTTTGCTACACCCCCAAATATTGCAATGCGTCTGGCTGTCAGGCTTGGTGATGTCAGTTCAAGTGACCGCATTCTTGAACCAAGTGCCGGTACTGGATCCTTGGTTAAGGCTGTGCTTGACGAATGGCCCGACTGTATTGTTGACTGCTACGAGCTGATGCCTGAAAATCGTTCTGAACTTGAGAAGATAAATAACGCTCATGTACTTGGTGACGATTTCCTTACTGCAGAAGTTGGAATGTACGACAAAATCATTGCAAACCCTCCATTCGCCAAGAATCAGGACATCTTGCACGTAACAAAAATGTGGGAGCATCTTAACAAGGGTGGTCAGATGGCTGTCATCATGAGTTGTCACTGGCAGTTTGCTCAAGATAAAGATAGTGTTCGTTTCAGAGAGCTTGTGTATAATGTAAATCATGACATCACTACACTTCCTGCCGGATCATTCAAAGAAAGCGGTACAAACATCGAAACCGTAATGCTTGTATTATGGAAGAATTAAAGTAGTCCCGTTGGCAGCGGTATCTCCGCTGCTCCTATTCACCAAAAATTAGTAATATGGCAAAATACAATCCTTACCCTTATCAAGAAGAAGGCATAGCCAAGACTCTTGAAATGAAACGCTGCATCAACGGCGACGAAATGGGACTCGGCAAGACTGGCCAGGCAATCGTCTCTGTGGCCCGTGCAAAGGCTACTCCGTGTCTGGTAATCTGTCCTGCATCCCTCAAAGTGAACTGGCAACGCGAGGTCGAGAATTTCACAGATCTTCGCCCGCTGATTCTCACAGACTCCATCAAATCCACATTCCCCTATTTCATAGGGCAGATGAATCTCTACGACGTGGTTATCGTCAACTACGAATCTCTCAAGAAGTATTTCGTAGTCAAGGCTGACAAAGGCGCGAAACTCAAAGACATCGTTTTCCAGAATGTCATTCGTCAGTTCAAGTCCGTCATTATCGACGAGTCACACCGCTGCAAGAATCCTGCCACGGCAACAGCCCGATTCTGCATGGGCATCTGTCAAGGCAAAGAGTATATCAATATGCTCACTGGTACTCCAGTAGTCAATGACACAATGGACCTCGCTACGCAACTCTGCATCTTAGGCCGCATCAACGACTTCGGAGGCTATTCAAATTTCGTCAACACCTATGGCGAAGGGAAACACCTCGAAGAGTTGAATGCCATTCTCCATAATTCATGCTATTTCCGTCGTGCTAAGACTGAGGTCCTTAAAGACCTTCCAGAACTGACACGATCAAAGGTAATCACCGAACTGTCGAATCAGGAAGAGTATGACTTATGTGAGCAGGATTTGAAGTCATGGCTACAGGAATACCGCAAGCTCTCTGATCAGGAAGTCAAGAAGAAGATGCGGATGCAGGCTTTAGTAAAGTTTATGAATCTCCGCAAGATTGCTGGCCAAGGCAAAGTCGAGGCTGCTATCTCATTCATACAAGACACGTCAGAGCCTATTGTGGTCTTCGCAGAGCATCATGACATCGTTGATGCTTTAGTCGAGGCCATCCCCGATGCCGTATGCGTTACAGGTCGTCAGAATGCAGTTCAGAAGCAAGCTGCTATAGATGCCTTTCAGGCAGGCCAACGTCGCGTCATCATCTGCTCCATAAAGGCCGCTGGTGTAGGATTGACATTGACTGCATCATCAAACGTACTCTTCGTTTCACTTCCTTGGACGTTTGCCGATTTGTCTCAATGTGAGGCACGTTGTCATCGCAATGGTCAGAAAAATGCTGTGAACTCTTGGATCCTTATAGGTAATCGTGGAGAGAGAGGCACAATAGACTCTTATCTCTACTACCTAATAATGAAGAAGGGTTCTATTGCCTCTAAGGTTACAGGAGCAGTAGATGATGCCCTCAAAGACACGAAGTATTTCGATGAACTGGCAGACTTATTCTTAAACGGAATAAGTGAATAGTCTCTACGCCGCTCTTTTCAGCGGCTCTAACACTAACATCATAAACAAATAAAAATAGTAATCATGGAATTAACAGGTAAAATTATTGCTGTACTCCCTGCACAGTCTGGAGTATCAGCCCGCACGGGAAATCCTTGGATGTCTCAGGACTACGTTATCGAAGTTCCTGGCCAGTACCCTAAACGTTGCGTATTCAAACTATTCGGTGAGGATCGCATCAGGCAGTTTAATATCCAACCAAACGAAGATTTAACTATCCAGTTTGATATTGATGCTCACGAGTACAATGGCCGTTGGTTCAACGAAGTAAGAGGCTACAATGTTATTCGTCAAGGACAGCAGCAAGCCGCTCAACAGCCTGATATGTTCGCCGGTCAGCAACAATCTGCACAGGCCCCTGCAGCAAATCCGTTCCCTCCTGCACAAGAACAAAATAACGCTGATGATCTACCATTTTAGCGTATGAAGTTAAATTTGCTCAACACTCGTGAAGGTCTCAAACCGATGTATGATGAAGACTACGACGAGAAGAAGAAGCTGAAAATCGGTGAGGTTTATGAGGCTGAGATACGCCAGCCTCGTAACCTCCGTTTTCATCGAAAGTATTTTGCCCTTCTGAGGTGTTCGTGGGAATATCTTGACGAGAAGAAGCAATCCTTCTTCAACAATGACCTTGAGGTGTTTCGCAAAAGCCTCGAAGTCACTTCGGGATGGTGTGAGCCAGTTTACAATATCTCAATGAAATCATGGCTTCACGTCCCGAAATCTATCAGTTTCGAGAAGATGACCGAAGAGCAGTTCAATACATTATATAATAATGTACGCGACATTCTCTTCTCCGTGATCATCCCGAATATCTCTCAAGAAGAGTTTAATAAGAATCTAAAGAACTTTCTATAATATATGTGCAAAGGATTCAAGCAAATATCCAATGACTTCTTTGAAAGCGACTATTGGCGTCAATCCCGTACTTACAATGATTGCGAAGCTGTCCTTGACATTATCAGTCAAGTCAGATTTGAGGCATCTGAGCATTCTGCTCGTATCGGAGGTCGCGAAGTTACATGGAGCCAGGCCGAGTGGCCTGCGTCTGTTCGATTCCTTGCTGCAAGATGGAAATGGTCTGAAAAGAAGGTAAGGGTGTTCCTGGCTCAACTGAGACGCAAAGGTATCATTGAGACAAACGACTCACAAGGTGTCAACGTAATCAAACTCAAGAAATACCTTATTCTTGTCGAAGATGAAGACAAGGGCACAACAAAGGACACAACAAACGAATTGATAATCAATGAGTTACAGGCTTTAAGGGCACAGCTTGGGGCACAACCCCCAGACAATGGGCACAGCAAGGGCACAAAACATAATAATGGAGAAATAGATTTATTTCCCCCTTTATCCCCCAAAGGGGAAACTGTTTATGATTGGTCGCTTTTGTCTGACGATATGAGAATAGTTGCAGAAGAATGGCTAAAGTACAAGCGAGAGAAAAAGCAGACGTACAAACCATCTGGTTTTAAGACATTCTGTAAGCGACTCATTCAGCTCAGCGGCAATGATCCATCTACGGCAAGACTTATTATTGAGCAGTCTATGGCCAATAATTACTCTGGAATTTTTGAATTAAAGAATAGAACAAATGAAGCAACCTCAGCAAATATCCGCAATAATCAAAAAGGACACGTTGCCGACGGCGACGTACATGAGCAGTCCCTCAGAATCATTGGCCGTCTCTCAGCAGAGGGCAGCGATAGTGATTAAGAGGTTTGGCGACTCTGATTCTTTCTTGAAGAAAGTCAGCCCGTCCACACAGACTGCATTTGCATCGCACCCTGATAATGCCGTGATGGGCGATTATCCTACACTGACAGATCTCAAGCAAGCATACGGAAAGAACTTTGCAGCCATCTGGCTTGTGCCTCAGATTGACAATCTGACGCTTTTCACTGGCGCAAAGAATATAACGGAGCAGCAGCATGAGGAACTGGCAAAGATAATTGCTGCAGAATATGGTTATCTCAAGGTGACTGAGTTGCTTCTGTTTTTCCATCGTTTCAAGGCGGGACACTACGGGCGCTTCTACGGCTCAGTTGATCCTATGGTAATCACTTGTGCACTTCATGACTTTATCAAGGAGCGCAATATATTCATAGACCAATATGAGCGTGAAAAGAAAGAACGTGAAGCAGAATCGAAACCGAAACTTCCGACAATGACTCATGAAGAATATCTCAAACTAATAGAACAAGAAAATGAAGATCAAAATACTTAATTTACAGCAACTACAGGAGAATATAGCTGAATACAAGGCTATGTTTCCTCAGAACTATTTGAGTCTTGATGATGTTTACAGATTCCTTGAAGCCGATTACAGAGGTGGAATTACTCTAAGTGTTTTCGGTATATCTGTAAGTGATGAATGGCTGGATAAGTGTTATAGTTTTAGGTTTGTTCATGACGACGATGAAATAGTTTACGAATACATGGGATTATATAAGTGTTAGGATATGAGAAGTCAAGAAGATATAGAATATTACGAAAGACGTAATAACATACTTCACAGCAATATAATAAGTTCAATTTGTCTCGTGGCTTTTGTTATCATTGTTGTGATACTTGTCATACTTAAAATATTTGGGCGCGTATGATAAAGTTATCTAATATCTCTATTTCTATATGCGGAAACAGAGTGAGATATGCCACAAATGATGATTTCCCAGGACATCTTGAACTGACTGATCATAAGGGCTATGTCCGTGACGAAGGAAAAGTAATAGAAGGAACTGCATACACTTTCCAGCCTTATAGCACAAAGTTTCCTCCAGTCGGTTTCATTAAAAAGAAACTGGATGAAATAACTCTCGAAGACATTAAATCAATATATAATGGATAAAATAAAACTACTCTACATCGACCTCTTTTGCGGAGCCGGTGGCACTTCTACTGGTGTAGAACATGCACAACTCAATGGAGAAAAATGCGCAAAGGTGATTGCATGTGTCAATCACGATAAAAATGCTATACTCTCTCATGCAGCCAATCATCCAGATACGCTGCATTTCACAGAAGACATTCGTACACTTGATCTTACAGAACTTGTGTCTCACACAAAGAAAATGAAATTAAAGCATCCTGATGCTTATATCGTATTATGGGCGAGTATAGAATGTACAAATTTCAGTCGTGCAAAAGGTGGTAAGCCTCGTGATGCTGACTCTCGAACGCTTGCTGAACATCTTTTCAGATATATCGAAGCCATTAATCCAGACTATATTCAGATTGAGAATGTAGAAGAATTTATGTGTTGGGGTGCTTTAGATGAAAATGGCAAACCTATTTCAAAAGATCAAGGATCTGACTATCTCAGATGGGTGCATCAAGTTCAATCCTACGGCTACGATTTTGATTGGCGCATACTCAATTCGGCTGACTTTGGCGCATACACATCAAGAAAGCGTTTCTTCGGGCAATTCGCACGTATAGGATTTCCTATCGCTTTTCCTGTTCCAACCTATGCAAAGAATGGTGATGAAGGTGGGCTTTTCTCATGCTATCACAAATGGAAGCCTGTGCGTGAAGTTCTCGACTTTGCAGACGAAGGAGAATCAATATTTGGTAGAAAGAAGCCTCTTTGTGAGAAAACTCTTGAGCGTATATACGCAGGATTGATTAAGTTTGTTGCAGGAATGTCTCAGAAAGACTTTGCCGCTTTTATCGTGAAATATAACTCCATGAACTCAAGCGGTCACTATACTGCTCCGTCAATCGACGAGCCATGTCCTACTGTAGCATGTCAGAATCGTTTGGGTATTGCTCAGGTATCTTTCCTGTCTAAGCAGTTCTCTGGGAATCCAGGCGATAAGAATATATCGGTCAATGGCCCTGCAGGAACTATCACTACGAAAGATCATCATGCTCTCGTTGATGCCAAGTTCCTGACAGAATATTACGGTGGCTCAGAGCATAATCATTCTGTTGATATGCCAGCAACAACAGTCACAACAAGACCACGCCATGCTCTCGTTGGTGCAGAGTTTATGTCTCAGTACTACGGGAACGGATATAATTCTTCCATCGAAGAGCCAAGTCCAACAGTTACCACCAAGGATAGAATCTCTTTGGTCAGATGCTTTATTGATAATCAGTATGGCAACGGAACGCCTTCATCGGTTTCCACTCCTTGCCCAACAATCCCAACAAACCCGAAACAGTCTCTCGTTAAGACATTCTTAATGAATCCTCAGTTTGCGTCAAAGGGTGGGAGTGTGGATAAGCCTTGCTTTACACTGATAGCACGCATGGATAAGATGCCGCCTTACCTCATTTGCACAGAACAGGGTAAAGTCGGCATAGCCATATTTGAAGATGACTCTCCTATGACTCGTAAGATCAAGGAGTTTATGGCTATCTACAATATCGTAGATATAAAGATGCGTATGCTCAAAGTCTCAGAACTCAAGAAGATTATGGGATTTCCAGAAGACTATGTTCTTATTGGTACTCAGTCAGAGCAAAAGAAATTTATCGGCAATGCAGTTGAAGTCAACATGAGCCGAGTGCTATGCGAAGCTTTGTGTGAGAAGATAGATAAATTCGATAAGATAGCGATATGAATAAATGGAGGCCGAAAAAAGGCGAAACGTATTATTACCTTACTATTGACCCTACAGGTCTCTATGATGTCAGCAGCAGGAAATATGATGATTGGCTGATAGACTTACTTCACGTCGATTGTGGAAACTGCTTTCAGACAGAAAAGAATGCTTGGACTTGGGCGGAACGCCTCAACCTTGCAGTTGGGCCAATATTGAAGATGCTAAATAAATAAAATCAAGTTTCGGAATTTACTTCAAAACTCATGTTAAAACAATATAAATACGAATAAATAGTATGACAAAAGTGTATCAAAGAATAGACGATCCTCGACATGGGGATTGCTACAAATGTGCTATAGCAAGTATTCTCGATTTGGAGTATGATGATGTTCCACATTTTATAGAGTTTGGCGAAAATTGGCTACTTGAAGCGCAGAAGTTCTTTAAGGAACATGGTTACGATTATTCAGGTAAAGAGTTGTACAATCCGAGAGTTGCTTTCCTTGAAGACCCGACATGGAATGTATGGGAAAAAGTATGGCCATCAGACGAATGCACATTCAATGTTTTAACACCAGACATGGGTATTAACGGATTGTTCCTTGCATCCGTGTATTCGCCAAAGTACACCAATCCGAGTGAACACCCTATCGACCATCTGCATAGCGTACTTTGTGACATCAATTTCAACATCGTTTTTGACCCACAGCCAGAATATGCAAAGGTAGTAAACTATCCATACTCTCGTCTTATTGACTACAACGGAATACGTTCAATTGATATAATTAGAAAGTTAGGTGATGGAAAATAGTGAAGTACGAAAGATGAAGTTTAATGTCGGTGACAAAATAAAAATCGTGAAGCCGTTCTTGCGAATGGGCCGAAATCATCTTGGCTCCGTTGGCATTGTCACAGAGCATAGATGTTACGGTGGAAGATACTCAAGAAACGAGCCTACACATTATGTCGTTAAATTCGACTGCTATAAGGTACCGCATATCTTCATGCGGTGGGATCTCGAAGATAGTTGTGATTTATTAATATCAGAATAGTATGGGATGGAAAAAAGTTAAAGAGCACTATGGCATCAAGCACATTGTGCAAGTAGATTCTCGGAG